TCGTAGGTCAGTGTGGTTTAACGTGTCAACTGGTACGGTTGGAACTACCCAAGCTGGCTGGATAAACGCCTCAATCGAGCCAGAAGCAGAAGGCTATTTCAGGTGTTCTGCATCAATAAATATGCAGGCTGGCTCAAACCTAGCCATTTGTGCGTTTAGTTCAACAGATGGTGGGAATGTCTATTCAGGCAATGGGCTTACTGCTGGCTACCTCTGGGGCGCACAACTCCAAACCGGCAGCGTAGCCACTGACTACATCCCCACGACTACATCGATAAGTGGCGCACCTCGCTTCACCTACGACCCTGCTACTTTACGCAATAATTTTTGAACTGCCTACAACAATTGCTGCTGTAAATGGTCAGACTTGGACATCTTCGCAGTACATAACATTAGCTGGTGGGTCTGTTAGTGGTGTGTCAGGACTGTCACTCATCATGAATGAGAATAATTCTGGTGGTTCGTATTTAACCAGTGGAACTGGGCCAACCTACACCGTTACTAGCGGTTCGCTTTTGGCTTCACGTACTTCGTATGTAAGAACGAATACAAACGCATCGACAGCTTTTGTTCAGTCTTATATCCAGTTAAACCTGACAGGCGCACCCATCGACATAACGCTAAGAATCGGACTGCCCCAACTCGAACTTGGCGCATCAGCGACGAGCGTTATCCCCACTACAACCGCAGCAGCTACCCGCGCAGCAGACGTAGCCACCATGACGGGGACGAACTTTAGTAGCTGGTATCGACAAGATGAAGGCACGTTTGTTGTGGAGGCTTATCGGGAAGGAAGCATACCTGCATTGAAGTATCCAGCTTTAGTTGAGGTAGGGGCTAGCGGTAACAGGTGTGCTGTAGGTTTCTTGACTGACACAGTTGGATACCTTGGTGTTTCCAATGGTGGAGTAACGCAAGTTGATATGTACCCAACAATCAACGGAAGCACTAGAAAAGTGGCAGCGGCATACAAGCTGAACGACTTTGCAATCTCATACAACGG